CATCGCGATTGGTAAAGCTTATCGACTCAACAACGCCATTGCGCCCGTAATGCGATTCATTCCAGCTTGTGCCTGGATATACCGCCCCGGCTCGACTGGCAAGGTATTTGAAAACGTCATCGTAGGATTCGAGCCAAGCATGGGAACGAATCCGAAAGCCTTGTACCGCGCTTGCGGTTTTTCGCATCTCATCGGTAATCAGCGTTCGAGCGTTTCGCGGGTATGGCGTCGAGTAAGGCAAGTGCTTTGCCTCAAGGTAGCCAATCTCCTTGCTAATCTTCAATCCGCTGCTAATCGTCGAGCCCTTGTCGGACCCTAGCAACCCATCAAGCCGCTGTGCCTCAAGGTAGCTAAATAGCGGGCTGAACTGCCGATCATTGCTGTGCGATCCAGTGATTAATCCCCAAAGGAATTCGCCGCAATTGGTATTTCCGAAGCCGCCACAACTACCCATATTGCCTTGGTTGTCGTGCCTTACTAATGGCCTTGGGTCAATCTCTTCGGGTGCCTGTACGTCGTTGAGTGCAAACAGTACCGGGGTCGCTGTGTTGGCGATCTCGTCGCGGTTTTCAATGGTGGGGTCGTAGCCGGAGAAAAAATCACTCATCGTCCGCAACTGCCTCCAAGAAATCGAGTTGGTCGATACAAAACTCGAAGAATGAATCGAGAAGAATTTTGACGATTGCCAAAGGGGCTAGCGCAACAAAAAGCACTGTGTAAACCGCCATTGCCGCATACCGCCTTGCCCGCTTCATTCCAGATCCTCCAGGCCCCGATTGTCCCCAGGGCCTAGCGTGCCATCGGGCAGGATATCATATTTAATATGGTCGAGCTTAGCTGCGCCCATCGGCTTATTGGGCTTAGGTCGCATCGAGTAGCCTGCGTAGAACGCTGCTGCCGCGATCGCTGCCAAGAACGCCCCCACGCCAAAAGGCCCTGCCCATAGGACCAACTGAACAAGCTTCCACGATACAAAATTTAGTTCGTCCATTACCACGCACTCGCTATTTCTTTGTTGATTCGTGCTATTTCCGCTTCACGCCCCGCAAATATCACGGGCAATTTCAACTCATCGATTGCCGTGTAGACTTTGTTCATTGCCTCGATTCGCTTGGCTCCGGCGTTCTCCTCGATGAACTTGGTCCATTGCTCTTGGTTGGCAATCGTCCCGTCCTCGATCTTCGCTGCTGCATCGAGGAAGGCTTGTTTGTAAGCCGCCCTGATCGATGGGATTGTCGACCGGACAACCGCAGTTACCCCAACCGGTTTAGGATCACCCCCTCCCTTTGGCTGTTGGCTAGCCGCGTAGAGGACAAGCCCCGCGATGATAGCCCAAGGAATCCAATTGTCTTTTTTCGCTGCCATCGTCACTCCAGTTTGCCCCCTGCCAACTCACCGAGCCCCTATTCGCTTGGTAAAGTTCGGGTTGGCTAGGGGTTATTCGTCGTCGTCAAACGGTTCGCCCAGGTCGACCAATTCCGATGGGCTTTCCACCTTGTTTTGCTGCCACCAAATCCAAAGCTTCAAAGCGATCTGGATAAGCAGAAACAAAGTAGCCGGATCGATGCCGACCGGCATTTCTGGATGCGACGCAAAGAGAAGCTTTTGGGCGTCCTCATCGCCGTCAACCGCCTGCTTTACGAGCTTGGCTAGCTCGGCATCGGTCTTGCTGGCAATCCAGATTTCCCTGGCCGCTCGGCGTGCTGCGCGTCGGTCTGATAGTTTCAGTCGGCTCACGATGCCACCTCATCGGGTTTGGGCAGAGGTCGAACCGAATCGCCAACGATCCAGGCTCCAATTACCCAAACAAGTTGCTGGATCTGATCTTCGGACAGTGGTACGCGATCCTTCAAAACGACGACGGCAATCGTAGCCGCTGCCGCCCAAAATCGCTTGCTCTTGACAAGTTCTGAGATGTTCATGGTTTCTCCTTTGCCAACATCTTATCCACCGTCAAGGGGCTTGACAATCACCGGAGGCCCGAATTTCGCTTTTGCCGCTTCCTAGCCACCGGCTTAGACTTTGGCCGCCCTCGCCCCGGTCGCTCTTGGTTGAGCCCAAAATAAGCGTTAGCCGCGACAAAAAGAGCGTGAGCTATCGTCCATCCTTTTGGCTCTCGGATTTTGTCTATCGCCGCCCAAAACTTCGGGTCTTGGATTATGTTTTTGCGTTTGGTCATTGGGTCACCTCGATAATCGTTCCAATCAAATCGTAGGGGCCAACGTACCACTTTTCGACCGTCAGCCTGTACACTTGCCCGTCGTCATTGTAGGCGATTTCGTTGAGCGCATCGAGGATTGCCTTGCCAACATTGTCCAAGTCGGGCTTTGTGGTCTTCGGCTCTCTGGATTGCCGTCGCTTTTTGCTGTGGCCCTTAGGTCGTTCAAACCAGCAAGCTATCCGAACTTCAACCGGCCCATCTAACAACTCGCCGCCTGCATTGACGTAAGCCAGCCTGATTGCTTGCTTGTACGCATGAATCGGATGCTTAGCGTCAACGTAGGCCCTTGCAAAGCCGCCCCGCGTCGAGACCTTGACCCGTGGTTGTGCCACCGGTTCGCCTGGAATAAAGATTTTCATTCGCCCACCTCCTCGATCCTTTGAACCGTAATCGACCCGTCTTTTTCGACCGAGCAAACCTCGCACAAAACGCCCTCGATTCGCACCTTACGCCCAACGTAGAAAATAGGATGCGGTTGCCACTCGACGGCTACTTTGATTTCTTGAGGTTCACCGAAGTTAATCCTCGGGGAAGTAAACTTAATCGTGTCTTGGCTCAACGCCTCAAGCTTTATCGGCTCTTGAAGCTCGAACTTCATGCCCATAAAGCTTAGTGTTGCCTTGTCGCTTTTTATCATTCGCCCACCTCGATCCTGCATTGAGACCATCGTGTTATCTTGTGTTGATTTTTCGGGCAGGAGGCTCGATACGGGTATCCGGCTTCGCGAAGTATATCGAGCAGTATTTGAGGCTGCCACTCATGGAGTTGCCCACCCCTGCACTCGCACGCAATCGGCCCCTTAGCTAGGTCGGATAGCTTTGGCTCGCGGTATCGCTTGACCGTTGGCCCATCGTTCGCCCCGCTTGCCTCAGCCAACAAATCATCGAATCCGCTAACAAGCCGATCCAAGTACCATTTCGCCTTGCGTAGATCCTCGATGCCTTTCTTGGACCAACAGCGAAGCAAGTACTTGATGACTTGCCCTTGAAGGAATGCGTATTGATTCGATGGGGCCCCTGCTATCGCCGCCATGATTATATCGATCGCCTCTGCGGGTAAGTGCTTGTAGTGCGAAGGGTTGATGGGGTCGGCTTGGTCGATTCGCTCAAGTTGCGATGCCGTGCAATAGCAAGAAAATTGACCGCAATTGGCTTCAAACCAATAATTGCAGCCCGAGCTTACTAGGTCGACTTTTGAAGATACAACCCCCTCCGTCCCGTGCCGCTCGTGCCTTGGCGAAACGAATCGCACCGCATCGCCGACTTGCAAAGGGTCGCTAGTTCGCCCTCTTGCCTCCATGATGCCCTCTACAAACTGATCGGCATCTACGCCATCCATACAGGGGCTTGGGGCCAGGGGGTCGCTTGAACTATCCAGGATCTTTGGAGAGTTGGACGGCTCGCCAAACGGGTAGTCCATAAGCGATTGCCGCAACTGATCGTTTGCGGTTTTGGTGCAAGCTTCGACAACTTCCGGCTCGACGGGTCGACAGTCGCTTGCCTTTGCCTCGAAGACTGCGCCATCGTGCCTGATGTCTATGTAAAGGCTTTGGTGATTGTGGACCATAGCCACCTCGCATTCAACCCAAACCTTATCGCCAATTTTGTAATTACTCACCTTGCACCTCGATTCTTGCGTACTTAAAAGCCTCTCCGCTAGTTGTGCGGAATGGATAGGTCGAAATCTTCACCACCTTTGAAAGCCGCTTTGCTTCCCAAAGCCTATTCTGAAACTGACGCCCGTAGTCGGTCGCCTCGATCAATTTGCCAATGTCGCTCTCGGTCACTTCGCGGTATCTACGTTCGCTCACTTCCCCGCCCTCCTTGCCGGATGGTTCTTGTTTGTTAGTTT